GCAGGATCGAAATCATCATATCCTAAAAGATAAGTCTTGTTTTCGCCAAGAATTTTATATGCAATAGAAATAATAGGCTGGAATGGATCATGTGGTTTAGCAAACCCTCCAGTTTCTGGATCTGAATTTACTTCGATATCCACAATCCCTATTCTGATCTTTTTAATATCCCAGTTGATAGTATCTGGAAAAAGATCAGATATAAGACAATACTCAAATTTAGTATTTCCGTAGATTTTGAAATTCTCTACAGACTCATACTTCTTCACATATTCTCTAGTCTTTTTAATAGAACCCGGTTTAATCTTCTTCAGAGGTTCGTTGTACAGAGTTTTGTATTTCGTTTCTTCATTTGTTGGAATGAAAATAGAGGGAGAATACGGAATTTTAGAACTAATCTTCTTTCCGTTTCTCCATCCACGATACAAAATGTTGTCGCCATAAACTTTGGCGCTCAGATAAAAATCATCACTCATTTGTATCTCCGCAAAGACTTAAACAATAAGTCCCTGCGAAGGAGTAACGATACCTGAATTCATAGACCTATACTGGGTAATAAATTCATCAACAGCTTCTGTTACGAATACAACATGACGCTTTGAAATTTCCATAGAAAAATCTTTCTTATCCTTACCATATACTGGGAAAGGAACAAACCCAAAGGTTGGTTGCCCAGTAGTCTGCGAAGGAACCATACCTAATTGCACTGGGTTATTGAAAGTATATGAATCGGTATTTTCAACCAGATCACAAATAATATCTTCGCCAGTAACTAATCTAACACACTTAATATTCGCACTCATAATAGCCTCATGCTTGTCTAATCAAAAATTCATGTTTAACGTTTTCGGGAGAGAAATACTCCGCTAACATATCTAAAACAATCTGCTTATCGAAATTTTTACAAGAAAAAACGTCGAAATACAAATCACCATTATGGTCCATAAAATGTCCCATAATATTTGAAGTTTGGATGAATTGTAAAACAGTCCAACCAGTTAATTCACCTTCACCAAAATGGATCACTTGCGGTTCACCATAAGGAACCATATCAATACGGTTAACAAGTTCTTTTACGAAATCGGCAATATAGATTGGATCTTTAGATTTTACTAGATCACAACCTTTTACATCAAGAATTAAATGATACCCCCAACTACTTTCTGTCATAGCATTCTCCCGAATTAACAACGTGAAAGTATTATTTATTATCCGATCTTGAAAACCTTTATTCCACACTTTTCAAGGAATTCTATTCCTTCTCTACTTCTATATTCATTGGCATAATAAAACTCTTTAATCTTTGCGCCGTATATTAATTTAGCGCAACTCATACAACAAGAATGAGTACAGAATAAAGTTGAACCTTCAGCCGATTCATTAGAAGCCGCAATCTTCATTAACAATGCTTCTTCTGCGTGAGTAACGCAAGGTTTAGTTTTTAAAGAGTATTCACCAGAATCAATATAAATCCTATCTTCACAAACATTATCCCACCCTCTAGGAGTACCATTCCAAGAAAATGAAACTATGTTATCATTCTTTACCAGGATTGCGCCTACTTTCAATTTTTCTGCATACGATAGTTGAGAAGTTCTTCTAGCAACATCCATATAAAAATCAATTAGTTTAGGTTTCATTTCAATCTCTACAAATTTCAAGATTATCTTTCTTCATAAAGAAGGTTTCAATATCGTTTTTATTTTTCTTAACGCCGATGAACATCTGTCCATCGATTTCTTTTGAAGGAAATGAAGGACTAGAATAATAGTAATCGTTATTGAAAATACTTTTTACTTTAACAATCTTTTCGGATTTTTTGTTCATATTATTTACTCCAAAAATATAGTATATATTATTTGCGAGCAAAAATAAAGGGGAAATTAATCCCCTTTTTAAATAAGAGTTAATTTACTTGCAACTCTTAAACCAAGCCCATCCCGATGGGTTATTTTCTAGAACCAATTGAATACTTATGCGATATTTCCCAATTTTCTTTATCCTTATATGATAGGATTTTGATTTGGTTCATATCAACAGTATTTTCTTCTACAGGAGGTTTATCAGTAATCTTTAACAATTCCCAATCTTCTAAAAGTAAAGCAATTGTATTTCGTCTTGCTAAATCATTATCCGAAATGTCTGAATGTTTTCCATCCAAAGAAAATAATTCTTTGAAATGCATTATTGCATATTCCCCTCTTTTATGAAGAATATAACAACTAGGGTAAAGAATCTTATCCTTTTTAGAAGAAATCCCAATTCTAGTTAAAGTTTCTTTTATTTTTAGAAATGCATCATCATCTTCTAATAAGACGCGAATTCCATATCCTTTAAAAACATCATCTGTCATAACTATAAAACTCCAAAATAATTGTTACATTACAACTATTTAGTAGTTTTAGAATTTCCACCTTTATCTAGTCTTTTTTCAAGAATTTTAACTTGTTCTTGTGTTAAAACTGATAAAATGGTTTTTGCTTTTTCAGAAGAACAATTATAGTATTCCATAATTGTATTCAATTCTCCTGAATTTTCATTCTTTAACCACTTTTGATAGGGTCTTTTATATCCCCTAACCGAATGAAACAAATAATCATATTGTAATTTTTTGTCTAAATGTCCGTTTAAATTCATCATGTTTGCGTGATACAAACAATCCATATGTTGCGATAACGCCTTATTTATAATGAAGGGGACATAATCTTTTTCTGTTTCGTTTGTAAGGACATAATTCTTCTTTTGTAAAATCGAAGGAATTATTTCCTTAAATAAATCCAAACTCACAGAAATTCTCCTTCTAACATCACTTCAGTAAGAAACGAAAGTAATTGAATCTCAGGATCAATAACAAAACTCGTCTGGTATTGATACCTTGCCATAATCAAAATAATATTAGGGATTGATGATGGCTTAACAAAATCATATAATGCGTCATAAATCTTTCTATAGATGGTATTTGGGTCTGTATCTATATTAGATACTACCCAAGCCCTGGTCTTTGTGTAATCTTTATCCTTTAAGTATTTGATCAAATCTCTTAATTGTATATCGCCTACTTGCGAAAGGATACCTGAATCGATTTTACCATTAATAGAATATTTTTGTAATTCAACAAGAGTTTTCCTATAATCAGGAAAGAACTTATTTATCAATACTGCAAGAACTTCCTTATCATATTCAATATTTTCTTTTTCAAGAATCGTACAAATACGCTTAAAAAACTTAGTGATAAGCGGTAACTTTTCATTTTTAGAAATTGTAAATTCTACTTCAGTAAATCTAGAAAGAATAGGAGCAGGAATTCTGTTCCTATGATTACTGGTCATAATAAAAGTACAATTCATATGAAATGCTTCTGTACCAGCTTTTAATGCATCGAAAGCATTAGGAGATAATCTATCTGCTTCATCAATGATAATTACCTTCTTTCCTCCTGACAATGACATAGATGATGCATAATTCGTAATTTTATTACGGAATATATCAATACCGTTTTCGGAACTACCGTTAATGAATAAATAATCACAACCTATCTCTTTACACATCGCAAGAGCAGAAGTGGTTTTTCCACTACCGTGTTGACCAGCCAACAATAAATTAGGTATGTTACTATTATCAACATAAGTTTTGAAAAGATTTTTTGTACTTTCAGGAAGAATACACTCTTCTACCGATTTTGGTCGATACTTCTCTTCCCACGCAAATTCACTAATATCAATCATAATATAATCTCACATTATATAAATATATTAATAGTATATATCTATTATTAAAAAAAATAAATATACCATCCGCGATATAGCAAGTATCCGATGGTTTTAATCGCTATAAAGGAGCAATCAACATGAATATTTATTCAAGAAAGAAACCGCCAGAAGGGTTCTACGTTTATTTTTATCTACGTTCAAAAGATTCTAAAACAGCCAAAAAAGGAACTCCATATTATGTTGGTAAAGGGAGTAACGATAGAGCTTGGGAAAGCCACGGAAAAACACCAATACCTAAAAGTAAATCTGACATATTAATAGTAGAATCGGAATTATCGGAAATTTATGCATTTATTTTAGAACGATATTTTATAAAATGGTTTGGTAGAAAAAATATCAACACAGGAATATTACTTAATAAAACTGATGGAGGGGAAGGAGTATGCGGGATAATGCAATCATACGAAACTATACAAAAAAGAATAAAAGCAAATACCGGCAAAACCCGTTCAAACCAATCAAAATTAAATATGAGCAATAGTAGAAAAGGAATACCCTCATCAGTAAAAAAAGGTGATTCTAGAAAGCAATCAACTAAAGAAAAAATATCAAATAAATGCGTAGAAAGAGTTAAAAATAAATCCCATAATTTAATAAAACAGGAAGACGGAAGTTCTGTTGCTTCTAATTTATCCAAAAAAGGAAAACACAATTGGCAAAAAACAAAAAATCTAGTTAAATGTTACGATAAATATGGGAATTATTATTTAATAACCAAGGATACATATAGATCTCAATCAGGAGATATGGAATCTTGGGAATATGTATCCGTGGCCAGTAATGAAGGAAACCGCAGAAAACTTATTAAGTAACTATTCGTTTATACTTTCGTATAACATTTCAAACTCTTGATTTTCGTGAGAAGTTTCTTCGTAATTCCTTTTATGGTATGTACGGGCAAGCTTATTAATCAACTTCTTTGGGATTTTTAATTCTTCATGAAGCGAAGAAACAATGTCTTTAACAACTTCTTTCTGCGATTCTTGCATAGTAAACACATCAGATAGTTCTTTAAGACCGCCCTTTAAAGTCTTCAATTGCTCTTCGTCAAAATTACCAAAAGTAGATGCAACAGTTTTAGTAGTCATAATATATCCTTAATTGTAAACAGAAGCAGTTTCAATACTGACGTAATAAATCAATTCATTATTGTTATCTGTGAATTTAGCAAGACCCTTTGAACAAATTTCAACAACATATTCGCTTGGAATAATCTTTAAATTTTCAGTCTTAAAAATCAGCGTATATGAAAGTCCTTCTGGGTCAATAGTATCAAGCGTTAAAGTATTGGTATGTGCAGAATCATCTAATAAATCAAAAGTTTTTAAGGTTACTTTAGAGCCATCGCTTTCGATAGCAAAATTTGGAGAACCAAGTACACTAGCAGTTCGTATTAACCAAGTAAAGTCTTTTGCAGTAAGATTAAAAGTAACATCAACAAATGGAAGAGTTGGTCTCTTATCAGGTGCAGCAACAATAGTATTCGGACTAGCAGTCCTGTACTTAACTTTACTACGTCCATCCATACCAACAATCAATACGTGATCATCATCAAATTCAAGCTCAGCACCGTCTTTAAACAAACTCAGAAGACTTAGAAAATTATTCAAATCATATATACAAAAATCCTTTGGAATAGTTTCTTCAATTTTAGCATCTACTATAATATTCCTATTATGCGCTACTGTTGCAATAGCATTTCCTTCTTTAAGAGCAATACTAGGATTAATAGTAGAGAAATTTTTCAGTATTTGTAAAGTTCTTTCGGATATTTTCATATTTCACCTTTTTCATTAAGTAATATTATATTATATAACAATTGTTATATTAGTCAATCGAGTTTTCATCGAAAATCTCGTCATCCAACATCATAGTTTCCCATGCTTTTTCAAACTCTTGTTGAAATTCTTCTTCAAGTTTTTCTTCTTCCCTCATTTCTTGCCATCGCTCCAATGAAACGATGGCTTCTTTGATATCTTTTTGTACATCCTTTACTCCACGCTTTCCGCCAACCAATAGTTTCTTTATAGCGTGTTGTATACAAGGATCAGTTACTTCAAATAACTGGAGAACACGATATACATCAATGTATTCTCCAGGTACTTTTTTATAGTAATGAGAAAATTTCTCTTTAACCATTAGAGTTCGCCAATATGAGTGGCAACATGGGGTAGAGAACCTTGGAACAAATAAGAACCCATATGTCCAAGATTAATCCAAGGAGCAAGCCAAGTCTTAATACCAATCTTTCTACACTGTTGAGTGAAGAAATAATCTTCAGATAGATAACGCTTAGAATCTGGATCAATTACGCAGTCAAAGAAAGCGCAGATTTCTCTGGAACCGTCAAAATGCGCTTGACCAACGTGATCTGGCTTATACATCTTTTCAGGATATGCTGCTTGATACTTTTCTAGCACGTCACGTCTAATCAGCATAAAACCAGTACCAAGATCCATGATTTCAAGAGGTTCTTGAATACTGAACTTTGTTGTACCGCCAACTGGATTGAATACAATTGAACCAGTCAACTTTTCATATTCGGAAGGGGGTAGTTCTGGATTCTTCTTGATTGCCTTATTAAGCTGATTCCAATCAAGACTCTTCTTCGGATAAGGGCCACCAACAATTTCCTTGTCTAGCGCAAGCATAGCGATAATGTCTTGTGGATTGAATACGATATCCGCATCAATAAACATTAAGTGCGTGCAATCGCTACGATTAAGGAATTCGTCTGTGATATAATTTCTCGCTCTTTGAATAAGACTTTCATTCATTAGGAAACTAAACTTAACCTCAACGCCATATTGCGCCATTAGAGAGTTAAGATCAATCAACGACTTTGCCGTTAGAGTGGTCATCATACCACCATAAGTAGGCATACCAATAAACAACTTCTTCTGGGCTAGTTCTTCTCTAGAAATTTGAATTTGCATTTTATATTTTCACCTCATTATACTTTATAAATTTCTTCATCAGTTCTTTGATACCATTTTCCTCCAACAACAGCAAAATCTCTTGTTGTATCTACGTATTCGAAAACGGTAGTCTTATTATATATATCATGATGACTAATCATGAATCCCGTAGACCATTTTTGCGCATCGCAATAATTTGCCCTTCTGATATGTCCAGCGCCTAATTGATGCCATTCATACGATCCAAAAGCTAAATTATGTAGGGAATCGCTTTTATGTTTATGGTGATGCCCATTCATACCTGGTATACCATAATGTTTACCTTCTGGATAATGGTGGAACATTACTGAATCAAATTTAACTAGGTAATTTTTACCAAGTTCTTTTTTAAAATCAGATTCATTAAATACGCCTAAATCTTCTCTTGAAATATAGTTAATCTCAAATTCATCAAGACCTAATAATTTAGAGATAGTAAATCCATGTAGATCAGATAATAGTACCATCATATTAGGACTAGCTTCTGATAAATGCTTTAGTAAACGCATTTCGTGGTTTGCAGAAATCCAATTAAATTCTGCGTCAGGAACAATTTCCCTAATATCTCGTAAAAAATCATGCACGGAATTGATACGTTCAATTACATTAAAACTTCTGGGATCGTTGAAATATTTACTAAATTCAGGAAGATCAAAATGGTCTCCTCCAAATACAATAACTTCTGGTTGAATACGCTTTAATGTATCCAAATAAACTCGTTTAGTAAACGGATCAAAACTAATATCGTGCGTATCAGATATAGTAACAATTGTTTGGAATCTTTTTGAATCTGGGCGCAAATACTTTCCTTCGTATTCGGCTTTTTCTTTATTAAATTCTCTAGCGGTATCTTTAGAAGCGTGTTTAGCTACTTGCCCAAGAAGCTTAGTTTGATCTCTGGTTCTATCAAGTCCAGAATATTTTTTAAATTCTGAAAAAGTGCCAAAATATTTAGACCACCAGTATTCAGAACAATCTGAATTGTTTCTAAAAAAATTCCTAGTTATCACAGCATCAGGGAATTGATCCGCTAAATCCCTGATTGCGTTTATACAATCATCTTTAGTCCACATATATTTAATCCGTGTTATTTAAATTTTTTCACCAGTTTCAAATCCTCTAAAACGCATGAAAACTGGAAATCTTAGAGAATATGTTCCATTTTGATTCTGTGTTATTGCGTCTGCTTTTATCTCAACAATACGACCAACAACGGATAAATCCCAATACTCTTCTCTTTGCCTATCAGAGAATCCAGATCCAACGTTTACTAAAATTTCTTTATCGCCTTCAAATCCTCTACAAATAAAGGCACCAAGCATTCCGACATACTTATCTTCGCCTTCTTGTAACTCTACAATCTCAAGATCAACTGTTATAAAAGGTTTTAACTTTAACCAAGAATTTGACCTTTTGTTTTCATAAGGCGCATTAGGGTCTTTTATCATTATACCCTCATACCCTCCTTCAATTGCTAATCTATTTATTTCCTTATACCTATTTAAGCCTATATCAGTATCTAAGTCAACCATTTCTTGATCTAATATTTGAACATTATGTAAATATTCTTTATTAACTGCATACCATATTTGCAATATTTGGCTTCTTTCCGATTGAGGTATATTACAAATACCTTTTGAAAAATGTTCTAATGGAATAATATCAAACACATGAAGAACGGAATCATTTGTTTGAACGTTTTCTTTTCTACGAATTTGTTTCATCAAATCCTGGAAAGATTCGCTCATTACTTCGCCATCCAATACAATTGGATCATCTAATCCCGTTTTACTTAATTGGTCTCGTATAACATCGAAATTTAAAAGTTCTTTACCATTACGAGAAAATTGATCAACCCTACCGTCTGGATATACAATAGAAATAACTCTGGCGCCATCTAACTTACATTCTATAATTTTTTCACCAATCAATTTGTTTTGATGATCTGCTGAATTATTAGCAAGCTGACAAGAAAATACGGGGACAGAAAATTCAGGTCGATTAACTTTCTTAGCGCATTTGTTTATTGTTTTAACATCAACGCCGCACCTCAAATCCTTTAATAGAATTCTAAGATACCAATTTTCCCACATATGAGGAGTTGAATTCATAACTAAAAAATCAAGAAGATTCTTTGCATCGTTTCCGGTAGATTTTCTTTCAATCAAATCTTTAATTGCAACGTAAAAAGAGTCACAATCCAAACAATCTAAAGAATTATTTACTGCAGTTTTCGGTACAGTTTTTCCACTAACTCCAAAGGTAATAAGATTATCACAAGCTAACCGTATTCCTTCGAAAAATACAGTATTATTAGCTTCCATCTCCCTAATGATAACAGACTCTTTAAAGAGTCTGCTATTATCGGATTCCAATTCAACAATTATATCAGCTGGATTGCGCATCGATTATTTTCCTGTATGACATCATTCTTTTTGCGTATTTTGCAGTATTCTTTTCGCGTCTTTTTAACGCAGTCTTTAACGCAAGAGGTTTAGCTACTTTATTAAAAGTAGTTCCATTAAGGTGATCAATTTCATGCTGAGCGATTCTAGCAGTCAATCCGTTGTATTCAGCTTGCCTAAGATCCCCATTTTCGTCTTGGTACGTAACGATGATTGATTCCGGTCTTGTAATAGAAAGAGTTAGGAAAGGAAAACTTAAACACCCTTCTTCCATATGAAGAGTAGCATCAGACTTATATGTAATAGTCGGGTTGAAAAGTACCTTATAATTTCCTTCTGCTCCCATAACAAATACTTTGTATCGTAAACCGCATTGCGGAGCAGCAAGACCAAACCCCTTTGTCGTTTCCAAGGTTTTCACTAAACGACCGCTCAATTCAGTAACATCAACATCAGAATTAAAATCGAATTCTGGCATCACTTCCGAAAGAATTGGATCAGTTTCATATACCAATTCATATGGTTTAAATTTGACGCTAATTGATTCGGACGAACCAGTATCAATAGTAATCATATCACTCATAATGTAACCTCTGTTAATCTTGTAAAATTCTTTTTCTTTTCAAACTTCAAAACTCTATCAAACCTTTCTTCTTTACCTTCATTATGTCCTATAATAAAAATTCTCATATCATCATCAAATCCAGAAATTAAATCTAAAAACAATTCAACACTGTCTTTATCAAGACTTCCTCCCAAGATTTCATCCATCAATAAAAGATTAGTGTTTACTGAATTTTTCATTTTTGCAACTTGTCTAAATGCAAATAGAATGGATAAATCAATTTTGGTCTTCTCGCCTTCTGAGAAGTTCATGTACGTAAATTCATCTCTATGTCTACTTTTTATCACTTCTTCAAAATTTTCATTAATATTAAAGTTAACAAAAAAATTCAGTTTAGAAAGATAGAGATTAATCAATTTATTTAAAACAGGAAGATATTGTTTTATGATTCTTGTCTTAATTCCACCATCCTTTAACAAAGAAGCTGAGTATTCATAATAGGATTTATCTTCAGATACGCTTTTCAGATTGGCGTCAAACTCTTTATAATCTTTCAACAGTTTCTTTAATTCAACATCATCAACCTCAACGTTTTTATTTTTAAGGTCTTCGATAAATTTATTCTCTTTTATGATCGTCTTTTGAATTTCTCTGATAGAAGCATTAATTCTAATGATTTCAGTTTGATGATCTATGATATTTTTACTAATAGTCTTAATCTCGTCTAATCGTACTTTTAGTTTATTATATTCATCTTCAAGTTTATCCAGACCAACCTTCAATTCAGATTCTTTCTTCTTTATTGAAGATAATTTATCCGTTTTAAACTGTTCATCGATTGTTTGTTTACACGTAGGGCACGCATCATTATTTTCATAGAAAGAGTTTTCAGTCTTTATCTTTTTGAGATTATCCTCAATCTTACTTTCTATTGATACCAAATTCTTTTGTTTCTTTTCAGCAGATTCTTTATCTGCTATTTTACCATTAAGAACTTCTACGTGTTTTTCTATAAGAACAATATCATTTGTGAATTTTTCAACCTGTTCTTCGCTGGTTTTTATCTCAGCAAGTTTAAATGATATCAATTCATCGTTATTTCTTTTCTGATTATTGATATTCTCTTTTTGTAATTTTATCTTTTCTTTGGTCAATTCAAATTTATAACTAAGGTCTTTTTCTTCTTCTTTTAATTTAGAAAGTTTATCCTTTACCAAAAGATTCATTGATGAGAAAATTTGAATATCAAGAAGGTCTTCAACAATTGATCTTCTATCCGCAGCAGACATTTGCATGAATGGATTGTATCTTGCCGACCCAAGAACGACTACGTTGATAAAAGATTTATGATTCATTCGCAGGATATTTTTCTCAAGATATTCTTGATAATCCCTAGCACTTGCGTCTTGATTTATTAAAGCATCATCACAATAAATTTCGAAGACGTTAGGCTTTAATCCTCTAATGATCTTATAAGATTTTGATCCAATATTAAACTCAATTTCAACAACAAGATTAGACTTGTTAATAGAATTGATGATGTTTGGTTTGTTCGTCTTTCTGAATGGTTTTCCATATAACGCAAATACTATCGAATCAACGATACAAGAAGTTTTACTGCTTCCGTTTGCGCCAACAACAAGATTCCTTTTATATGAATTCAAATCAATCTCAATGAAATTATTACCCACTGAGAAGAAATTTTTCATTCTTACTTTTTTAAAAACGATCAACATTACTGAATTGCCACTGCTTCACTGTATAGTTCACTAAGAATTTTTTTGACTCTATTTGAATCATAATCTTTGTTCGGAGAAATATCAACGAATTTATATATCGTAGTTAAGGTATCTTCGCTTTCATCAATATCAAGCATCTCTTCCGTGAAGACATCTTGCGTATCTTCAATGATGTTTAAATCAAAAGGTTCTTCTTTTTCCAAACTTTCAACGAACTTATCAAACAGATAAACGTTTTCTTTATTTTTTACAACTAATTTAACATAGGTGTTTGTCAATTCCAATTTATGTAGATTGGATAGTGTTTCATTTACACAATCTTGGTCAGTATCATCGTAAAAAATCTTGTTATACATTCTATAAGGATTCTTAACAAAATCTAACTTCTGAGTTTCTAGATCAAATACATGAAACCCTTTAGGATCGCCGTGATCAGACCAGGTCATTTCATATGGTGTACCAACGTAATGAATATTACGTTTGGTTGACCTATGATGATAATGTCCACTAAAGGCGTACTCAAACCTATCAAATAAGGAACTATCCATACCTCCATGACCAACTATCCCCTTGTACATAGCAAAACCAGAAATTTCAAAATGTCCAAAACAAATATTTGATCTACTGGTTCTTAATTCATTTAAACAGGCTTCTTCATTTTCTCGACAGATCCAAGGAATAAAACATATATTTTTTTCATGAATTTCAATAGTAGAAGGCGTATCAATTATGTTTATATTGGGATAATCATTCAATAACAAAGAAGGAGAATTTACTCTTAACGTATCTTTATATGCTATATCATGATTTCCAAGAAGGACATGTAAAGTTATTCCTTCGTCTTGAAGCCTATCAAAAAAATAACGTCTAGCCTCATAAAGACCAAAATTGTTTACTCTTTTTCTCTCATCAAAAAGATCGCCAGTCTGAACAATCGTAGTAATAGCATTTTCCTTCAAATAAGGAAGGAGAACATTTTCGTAAAACTTTTCAAAATAATCGCTAAAAAGTTTAGATCCAGATCGTATAGCGAAATGCGTATCACCAAGTATTACTATCTTACTCATCAAAAAAATTCTCTAGTCCTTTTGGGGTTTCTTTTTGCGGTTGTTCTTTCTTTACAATATTTTTTTCTTCATATGCAGAAATGAATTCATACATATTATCATATATCTGTATCTGTGCTCTTGTAGCATCATCTAAATCCTCAAGCTCATCTTCACCTAAAACGCCAAAACTTTCAGTAGCCTTATATTTGATGTATTGTTGTTTCTTTTCTTTGGCAATTCTACGAACAAATGCGTACCAACAGATTTTAGTGAAATACGCAAAAGGTTTGTTTGATTTATCTGGATCGAAGTTTTCGAAATACATGATACAATTTTCTATTGCATCGGAGACCATTTC